AAAACTATTAATCATGGGTAATGAAGCAAAACAAGATGTTAGTAATGTAAATACTGAACCTACATGGGGAGTGTTATTAGCCAGATTCCAGCCTGTTCATAATGGACATTTGGAGTTACTTAAACAAGCACTCAAGGAAAATGATAAAGTCCTTGTGTTGATAGGGTCTGCGAAAACGTTAAATAAACGTAATCCAATTCCTATTGAGGAACGTCAGATGCTGGTTGAGTCTGCTATTGCTGAGAAATTCACTGAGGAACAACAAAAGAATATTGTTGTTATGCAGTTGGAAGATCTGAGCACAGAGAAAGATAACACATACGAATGGGGATATTATCTTCATATTAATATTGCAGAAGTTACTGGAAGTGTATATTTTACACAGTATTATTCTGATGGTATGGAGATTGTTATGCAATGGTTCCCGCCGTTCGCTCGTAACAATTATATTTCATTTAAACTTAATGCTCGCGGAAGGATTTTTAATAACCTATCCGCAACAGCAGTTCGAAAAATGATTGTTGAAGATAAGAAGCAAGAGTTATCAAAACTCGTTCCAAGTTGTGTAATTGAGAATATGACAATTCTCAAACACCATATCTTAGCATCAAAACGAAATTCAGACGATCATGACGAAGACTAATGGAAAATTTATGAATGCTGAAGAAGCTTGGGCTAGCTCTGTTAATTCTGTAAAAACCATTATCGATATAATTGGTAAAGAGATTGATAAAGCTACGAAAGAGTCTAAGCTTAGCATTACTTTTTACTGGGATAAGTTCCCGGGTTGCGAAGAACTGTCAAATTACAACAAAAGAGATGTTGTCATTGAATATCTAGAACAGAAAGGTTATACAGTTTATGCTGACACATATTTGTCTAAAAATACTTTGGATATTTCGTGGAAACATAAAAAAATCTGATATAGCTAAATATCAAGATAAATTATCATATAGGGATCAAACGGTTCCTATATGATAAATTTTATTTTAATATTATGAAGAATATATCTTTTGGAAGACTAGTATATAAATTGACAAGAGTTAATATAGGAGAAGTTCGACTAGAAAACAATTTATATATAGTAGACACATATGAAACACATAGCGGTTATTTCTTATCAGAAGTAGCTGTTAATGAGTTTATAACAGAACATAATTTAGAAGGTACAGGGTTTTATATAGTTGAAGTATATGTATATAATCCTACAAATATATACCAATGTCAATCATCTTTGTATGAATATACATTAGATGTTAAAGCACATATTATTTGTATGAATGATACTTTATCATTCTCACCAAATATGAATGATGTATTAGCAGAAGAAATAACTAAGTTTCATGGTAGAGATGATATAAAAATCAAAAAAGGAGATAAAGCTTGGTTTTATAACGGAAAGGATCAAATTGTGCCATGTGAAATTGGTGAAATACCTTTCACAAAAGAAGAAGCAAAGAAATATGAGTCGTTAGATTTTTACGATGACAGTTTTTTGGTATATCCGTTACCAAAACCAGAATATGATAATCATGATCATATATTAAGCTGTTATGTTTTCAGTGAAGAAACATTTAATAAAATTATACATAAACGTTAATATGGAATCAGAAAATACAAACAAAAACAAGCTATCGGATTTAACAGATGATTTGTTATATATAGTCATAGCTAATCTTATTAGTGCCGATTGGTGTATAACAGAAGAAAGATGCGAATCATCTATAGAGTTACTTACTAAATTAAAGAATGAACTTTCAGAGTTAAATAATAGGCAAAAACTTTTAGATATGGTAGAAAATGGATTAATCATAGTAAAGCGAGATCTTGAAACTATTAAAAATACTAAAAAACACTAATTTATTAATCTTTTTTTTGGACTCTTATGCTTTAACTAAAATATATATGTTAACTTTGCATATGTAAAAATTAATAAAGATGGAGAGTTTACAAGAATTCTTACATAGGAAACGATTGCCTGTACGAGATATTTTAACAGGACCTTGTCGTATATCTGTAAAGGTTGATGGATCTGCATTCCAATCATATTATGATATGGATAGTGATATTTTGACCTTTGGTAAACGACCGGATTCATGTTATGTGAAGTCAGAAAAACCGTTATGTGAAATTGATAGGTTGATGAATGATTCATATAACAATGCATATATGCATCTTTCTAAGTATGAAGACATTCTTAAACAATATAAAATTATAAACTTTGAGGTTTTTGGTAATAATGATAACCATATTATCAATTATACTCAGAGATTTAAGAATAATATTGTATTGTTATCTTGCTTTAACTTTGATGGTTCACAGTTATCTGATGATGACCTTAATTTGTTAGCAAACAGGCTTGAAGTTTCAGTTAGAGATATTGTCTTTAAGCGATATGGCATTAACGATAAAATTGTTGATGACTTATTGGAAAATAAAGATGATGAAGAGCAGGTTTGGAATATTTTCTTTAGTGATGTTATATGGTGGGATTTATTTTGCGAAACATATAATATTGATAAAGATGATATCGATTCATTGGAAGGTTTCGTTTTAAACTATTATACTCAAAAACGGATGTTAAAGGTTTTAAATCCGACTTTTAACAAGAAGCTAACCGAGAAATTGAGTAATGGGAAAAAACAAAAACTGGAGAATTATGAAGATGTTTATGACTATGTTATGTCATGTTGTGAACATATAACACCTAAAAATGCAGATGCAGAAACATTATTATGTATGTATTATGCATGCTTAAAAAATGGTGTAAAAACTATTGAAAAAAGTTTGGAAAATAATTCAATTTTATGTTCACAACAAATAAATATCTTACTATTACGAGATAGTTATCCTCAGTATACGGAAGACATAAAATATCCAAATTTATTGAAGTTTATTTTTATGGGATTTCGTAATATGAGAAAGATAAAAACATTATGGTGTACATTAGATTATCAAGTAAAACTTAATGAATTTATTAGCAAACATATTAAAAACAATTAAGAATAAAACATATATAATTTAGAAATATGAATAAGAAAATAAACGATTTTTTTAGCAGTATTGATGATATCAAAGTTGATAACGAGCGAGTTGACGAACCTGGTATTGTCGATGATTTTGATGTTGAACAGACTCTTGCAGAGCTTGCAGCAGAAGGTATTACGGAAGATGAGATTGGTAAAATGTTCGATGAAAATCTGGAAACAAAAACCGGTGATAATATCCGTAAGCAGAAGCAGATCAACATTGATAATGAACTTGTTTTAGAATTCGTTGAAAAACCAACACATGAAAACTTCAATAAACTCTGGGCAAGGTTTTACTTTGGTGTAAAGGGCCATGCATATAAGTTTATGCATGACTGGGATCTTGCAGCAGATATGGCTTGTCAGACGTTCACCCGTGCTTGGGAGTTCAGAGAGAAGTATGACTATACCAAAGCAAAGTTCTCTACATGGCTTTACACAATTTGTCGAAACCTGTGTTTGGGTGAATTGAACCGCAAGAAGAAAAAGGATAATTATATTCCTCAAGATATTTCTGATGTGTATGATTCTGCAATGCTGAAATCCAGTATCGCTTCTTCTACGGACTCTACTCAGTACATTGTCGAGAAGGGTGATGTAGTTGGAAACAGTAATGAAGAGATCGTTTCTCGTATGTATGATGCAAGTATTAATGCTATCGAGAATATGGGCGGAGCATATAGTAAGATTCTTAAAATGAAGCTTGTCTATGATATGAAAATCCGTGAGATTGCAGATGAGCTTGGTATGAACGAGTCTACTGTTAAGAATTACCTGTATAAGGGTAAGGAAGCAGTTGCAGCCGATCTCAAGGTGAATCATCCTATGCTTTATGAAATGTATCTTGAAAGCTGTGCAGATGAAATGGCAAAAGTAATCTAATTTACAATGGGACTTATAACTAATATAAAGGAAAAATGGTATAACATTTAGGATAAATACGAACAATACTTATCTGATAAGAAAGCGAAAAAACGTTTTCCAAAAATAATTAAAGAAGTTGCTGAAGATAGAGAAAGTATCTTTAACCAGTATAATGTAAGGTATAGTGATAATTATAAGCAAGTTGTTTATGTTATCACTATACCTGAAGAATATCAGTTAAGAGGACAATCATGGCAAATTATGGATAAACTTAATGAAAACTCTTATTTCATTTCTAAATATTTAAGAGAAAATTTGGGAATAGGAGATAATTTAAGTATGCCAGAATATTATCATATTGAAGATCCTACTATGAATGATGTGCCTAGCTGTAAATATCTATCAGTATGGACTTATCGTCCAGTCTTAGAATCAAAAAAAGTACCATATATAATTAATTCAGTTATATCTATTACTTCAATAGGTATAATTGGAGTTATAATTGCATCTATACTATTATTATGAAGACATACAGAAATATATATTTTCTTAAAAATATAATGACCAAAGGAAGAGGAAAAATGGATATTTAGTATTACGGATAGATTTATAGTAATGCTAAAGACATAAAAGATTTTAACAAAATATTTGATAAGAACCAAGATTTGGTTGTTTCTTGCACTAAATGTTTTATGAATAAGCTTGGTCAATTAAAAAAAGTTAAAAAACCTTAAACAAACAAATAAATTATACATATAATTAAAAAATAAAATATATTTTATGGCAAAAGAAGAAGAAACCGTAAAAACAGCTGTTGAAGAAATGGATGAAAAAATTGAACAAGAAGTTCAAGATAAAAACATGGAAATCGATGAGTCTTTGCTTCCAGATGATATAACAGAAGAACAAAAAGAATATGCTCGAATAACTGTTCGTAAAGAATTTAATGAAAAGTTTTCGAAGTGGGCTTATATTGAGGAAGAAGATTGTACAGATGATGAACTTCAGGAAATTAAGAAAGAATTCGAAGATTATCTTGAAGAAAACAAAAATAAGATGTACAAAATCGCTTCACATGAAGATGGATTAGCTTTGAATACTGCGAAGTTTTTGAAGAACTGGAATGAAAAATTCAATGCTTGGGAGAAAGGTTCATGGAGAGGAATTATTCATTTTGACAAAGTTATTTCAAAGATTATTGAAGAGCTTGAAGCAGATAGTTCAAAGGATCTTGAGATTGATTATTCATCGCTGATTTTCTTATACCAGTCAATGTATGAGCCAAAAGGTATGGGATTAGAGTCAGCAAGAAATATGGCAGTATTTGAAAACTACAACGAAGAAACAGGTATGCCATATGAAGAAAATATCCCTATTACATATAGTGGTATTTTAGAGAAGATTACGATTGAAGTTCAGATGTTGAGTAATGTTGATAAGAAATTGAATATCCTTAAAGAACGAGTTAATTTAGCATATGCAGGTCTTAAGATGACTCTTAAGATTTCAAGGCTTGAAGAGTTCTTGGAGTTCTACGATGCAATTACCGCTGAACATGTAGATCAAGATCCAGATGTAAAAGAAGCAATTGATAAGCAAAAGTAAAAAATTGTTGGTTTAATTGATAAGTTTCATAATAGTTAATGGTGAGTAGATGAATATCAGAAATTGATATTCATCTATTTTCGTTAAATAAATATAAAAAGAAAAATTTAATATTTATGGAATATATAGCAAAGACACCTAATATCTTATCAAAATAGGATATTAAAAATATCACATAGAATATTAGTCCGGAAGAAGCGAGATATGTTAATGATATTCGTTCAACAATAACAGACACTAATGCAAATTCAGAAACTGCTGATGATGTTATATTCTTAGCTAAATTGTTAGGCTTCAAAAATAAGTTCCATGCGAATAAACTTGTTGATGGAAACTATAATTATAAGAATGTTATTGGAGATTTTTATTGGATATTACACGATTATACAGATAACATGTTTTAGATTATCCAATCAATCATTGGTGAAATTCAAGGAGCTGATCTTGCTGAAGTTAAATTACCAGTTTCAGATAATCCATTAGAGCTTATCAATGAACTTAAGATAATGATTTAGAATTTTGTTAATAAGCATAAAGAGGATAATGAGTATATTGGTGCTGTATCTAAGAGCAGTGATTTCTTAGCAACAGTTCATAAATATATCTATAATTTCAGATTAGCGAAAGTATCGTCTAACAGTTATGCTGAGTAGATTTCTGTACCTAACCCTGAAAGTCCAGTTATAATGTTTTAATAAAAATAAAATATAATAATATGTAGCCAATAAATGCTCCGTCTGTAAGGAATTATAATAATGTTGGCACTCGTAATAATGGTTTTGAATATAAGTTAATGCCTTTATCGTTTAACTTATAGTAGAAAGGTAATGATAATACACATAATGAATTAAACGGTAGGTTTAAATATAATCATGGAGATCTTGTTTCAGGAATGTGTGTATATGATAAGAAAGACCATTATGGAACAATAATTAATATCCTATACGACGAAAAAACAAATAAACCAAAAATTGCTTATATACTTGATGCTGAATCCAGTTTAGTATTACCATTAGTATACAGCTCTTTATTTAAAGCTAAATATGAAAAGATAAACTGGGATGCAGACATAGAATAGCTAAACAATTTATATAGTTAAATTTGATAAATAATAAAAGAAACATAGACTCTAATATGCGATTAATAAAAGAAGAATACATAAACAGTACAGAACAGATGGCAGGTAATATGAAAGCCAGTGCAAAACAATAGAAGAAATATGATAAAGATTTTGAATCTAGAAAATAGTTTGCAATATCTGTTCTTGGAAAACTGACATATAACAAATATTATAATAAAGGTATATTTGCTCCACTACCTTTATCAGCTATAAAGTTATCGTTTGAAGATTTTTATCAATTAAATCCTAATAATAAAAATATAAAGATGCTGGATAAAGATGATATCGCTAAAACAAAAATGGTCATTAAGCATCTGAACAAATATAGTAATAATGAAATTTATAGGGTTATTGATAATGGCTTCAAATATATGCTTCAAACGAATACAGTATTAAAAACGTTTGATGATGTTATAGATTTATTAGTTAATATCAATAAGGCATATAAGACAGCATATAGAAAGAAAGATAGTGATAATGATATAAATTGGAAAGGCATATCATTAAAATTCAGAAAATATTTAAACTAACACATTATACGTTATGAAAACTTCAAATAAACTTGACAATTATTTTGATAATTGGGATGATGAAAATGTTTCAAATATTAGAACAAGAGGTACATACCCAAATGTAAAAAGACATCATTGTCATAGACATAGATTCTATTTTGAGACTATTAATCAGCACAAACCATATGGTATGGCAACAATGTGCTATGATATGTTTGATGATCGTCCTGATTGGTTCCGCTTCCATAAGAAAAGAAGAAAACCATTGTATGAAGAGATTGATCATAATGATCCAGATTATGATGTTAGTATGCATGAAGATTCATGTTTACATATACCGCATAATCATGTTCATTTAAAACCGGTTCGTCCAGTTGACGACCCAAATGAAGAAATTGGAGATTTCATTGAAATTTAATATTTGTTCATATAAAAAGAAACGACATTGATTCAAAAATCAATGTCGTTTTAATTTTAATATTCCGTGTAATATTAGAGACATACTTCATCCCAGAAGTCTGCTCTGAACGTCATATCTGCTGAAAGCAAGTCGTTACTCTGATAGTTCAAAGTTGGACCACCAACACCGGTAGTTGGGAAAATATAATAAAATACCCATTGCCAGTATGGATTTCCACCTCTATCTTGCATAGTAACTGTCATTGAAGGAGCAACATAATCTTTCTTCAGACCTTCACGGCCAGTCAATGGATCATACATCATGTCTACCCATTCACGAAGGAACTTGTAAGTATAATTTTCAGGAGTTCCGTTATCATATGAAAGGTTGAGCTCAAAGTGTAATGATAAATCGACCGTAGTTCCACCTTGTGGAACAGCAGCAGCGAAGGTTCTCGTTGCGAATTTATAGTGCTGTTCAACAGTACCTGGATCTTTTGAAGCTGTGATCTGTCCGATAGATGTAACACCTTCAAGAATAATATTCATACGTTCGTCATCGCTCGTAGCCAACATACCGCGAGGTACTGTCATCTATACAGTAAACAAGTTCTGATAGATAGGTTCCCAAAGCGATGTTGAAACACGGCTATTTCTAAAGTGTGATAAACCTAATAGACCAGTAGATTTTTTTGGTACATCAGGGCCATTTGCTATAACTGCCATATTTTATATTAAATTATGTTTTTTATTATTTATCTATAAAAAAATGAAAAAAATCAGACTAATGTAAAAAAATGCATATAATTATAGTTTATTGATTATTTTTCTTTTTCTCGAAAAATACATTGATAAATATATAGACCGTTTTTATAGTGAAACAGTTTTTATATTGAATAGACTTTTTACATAAAAATGTGTATAACATTAAAAATAATATTAAAAATAACATTTAAAATTTAATTTTTTATTATGAAGAAATTGGTTTTAGTAGCAGCAGCTATTTTCGCACTTAGCTTCGCTTCGTGCAACATGTGTTCAAATGAGACCGCTAATCAGAATGATTCTATCGTTGGTGCAGCTGACACCACCATGGTTGTTGATTCTGTAGCAGCTGATTCTGTAGTAGCTGACAGTGTAGTAGCACCTGCAGAGTAAGTATTAAATACTTTTATTGGTATTGTTACGGTTTATAAATCCGTAAGTTAGTGAACACATTTCGAGTTAGACAGAAATTTTAATAGATAAAACAAGATGCTGAAAATAATCAGTATCTTGTTTTTTTATAAATAAATATTTAAACTTTTTGATATTATAATGGCAACATGGAGCGAAGTTGTTACTAAAGTAGGTAAATGGTATGAAGCAAATGTACATACATACTAGGGGACAAGAAATAAACCAAGAAAAAATCATCCAGTAGAATATAAATCACCATATGGATCTGTATGGGATGACTGTACTGGTTACGTTTCTTCATGTTTACAGATATTCGGAGTATTTAAAAAAGGAGAAAGGTATGGTTCAGAAGGTTTTGGTTTAGCTTCATGTGCAGATTTTAAAAGATGTGAGAAAAGTTTATTAAAAGGCGGATTCGTAAGATTACCGTTTTCGTGGGCAACAGTTAGACCATTTGATATAATAAGTGTATTTGAAGGAAGAGGTGCTGGTCAAAAACATCATGCAGAAATATATGCAGGTAAAATAAATGGAAAAGACTATTCATGGAGCTGGGGAAGTATACATGATAAAATAGTTAAACCTGGTGTTGGAATGCCTTGCCCATCAGCTAAATATGCATATAGATGGATATGGAGACACAACGGTACAAATATTGATACACCGATATATTTAGATGATATGACATATCAATAGTCTATGAATCAAGGATATGGAACCGGAGGTTTATTAAATAATGTCCCAGGTGAATCAAATGCATATCCTGTTCATGATGAATATGTAACGATTACTGCACAATATGGAAATATATTTGAAAATACAACTGATAATGCCATTTCAATAGCATCAATGATGAATGATGCTTCGTGGTTAAATCCGTCAAATTTTGGAAATACACATATAAGGATATATTCAACTAATGATTCTTCTATAGTTCTTGATGAACTTTCTTTACCATTATATCATCAGAAAGATAATTATGCGAATAAAGGTATAAAAGGTGAAAGAGAACGAGATAACACAGCAAGAATAGACCGAAGTTTATATGAAACTACAGACTCGTCAACCAACCAAACTCAAACTGTTGATTCGTCAACCAATAAAACTACTACAGCATAACTATGGCACTTTATAAATCAGATTAGGCCGGTGTTTTAAGAGGAGTTTACATCGCCAAACGACTTATATAGGAATGGGGATTAAAAGATTTTCAAGCAGCTGGTTTTCCGGGATGTTTTATGGCGGAATCTAGATGTGATCCTAAAGCATATAATAAAGCAGAGAAATCTGGTAGATTTAAAGGTTCATCTGCAAACGGTGGCGGATACGGTGCTGGATTAGCACAATGGTCAAATACATGGAAACAATCTATATAGAGACAGTTTAATAGATATACACCAATAGAATCTTGGACTTTAGATTAGTAGATATAGATTGTTATAAGAACATGTAAACCAACATTCATTAATATGATAAAACGGTGTTCTAGTGCTGCAGAAGCAACAGATATAGTCTTAAGAGGATATGAAAACGGCGGAGGTGGAACTGGTGGTTTAAGATCCAAACAATCCATGAAAGCATATACATGGTGTAA